GCCGAACACTTCGAACTCGACCCCGAGTGGCTCCGCGGCCTGGCGATCACCGAGAAGGTCAATGGCAAGGAGGTCCAGGTAACGCTGGCCGACGCGCTGTCCACGCACCGCAAGGTCAAAGCGGCGGACACTTACCTTTCGGAGGCGAAAACGAAATCGAAAGCGAGTCTCGAGGACGCCAACCAGCAGAAAGATGCGCTGCAGTCGACAGTTGCGACCCTCGGGAAGCTGGTGGAGACGCTGGAGGATGAATACCAGCGCGACACCAAGGGCATCGACTGGGCGAAACTCCGGGAAGATGATCCGGCGGAGTACTCGGCCCGAAGGGAAGAGATTCGCGACCGGAAGGCGAGGCTCGACGAGATCAAGTCGCAGGCAGCGCAGGCGCTCAGTGGCGTAACGGAAAAGATGCAGCAGCATCGCCTGCACGCCATGCAGGAACGCCTGCCGGAAGAGCGTCAGGCACTGCTCGAGCGGGTTCCGGAATGGAAGGACACCGAGAAGGCCGAAGCCGAGCACGGCGACCTGGCCAACTATCTGAGCGGAGACGGATTTTCGGAAAACGAGATCCGTGCCGCCTCGTTCAACGGTAAAGTCCTGGCGCTCGCCATCAAGGCAATGCGCTACGACAAGTCGAAATCCAAGGCGAATTCGGCGGGCAAGAAGGTCCGCAGGGTTCCCAAGGTACTAAAGCCGGGTGGCGGAAAGCCCGACCCGAAACCCAACGGGAAGGACAAAGGCAACAACGACCCGGCATCAATTCTGTACGGCTGACGCCCCTACCCACAGGGGCCTGGCTGTTAAGCACACTGGCGAATTCACCTCGCGGCTCGGGAACCCAGCGACCGCGCGGACGAGTGCGCCTGAAAATCATGGAGATCACAAATGGCTACTCTGGGTAGTACGTTTTTCGATCTGATCGACCTCTACAAGAGTCAGGAGGACAATCGACAGATCGCAACGGTGATCGAGCTCCTGAAGCAGGAAAATCCGATCCTCGACGATGCGATCGCGATGGAATGCAACCAGGGCACGAAACACCGCACGACCATTCGCACCGGCCTGCCGTCGGTGACCTGGGGCCAGTTCTACAAGGGCATCTCACAGTCCAAGTCGACGAAGGCCCAGGTCGACGACACGACCGGTTTCGTCGAGCAGCTGTCGAGCATCGACAAGCGTCTGCTCGATATCTCGGGTGATCGCAGTGCCGTTCGTCTCAGCGAGGCAATGGCATCGCTCGAAGCGATCAGCCAGGAGGTGGCGTCGACGCTGTTCTACGGCAACGATGCCACGGACCCGACGAAGTTCCTCGGCCTGGCGCCCCGTTTCGCCGATACGACCGCTCCCAATGGCGGCCAGATTGTCGACGGCGGCGGTTCCGGCGCGGACAACACGTCGATCTGGTTCGTCACCTGGGGTGACAGCCAGTGCCACCTGCTCTATCCCCAGGGCACGGCGGCGGGCGTGATGCGCGAGGACAAGGGCGAGCAGCGGACCGTCGACGGAGACGGCAATCCGTACTTCGTAGAGGAAGAGCTGTTCCGTCAGCACGTAGGCCTCACGGTCCGCGACTGGCGGTACGTCGCTCGCGTCGCGAACATCGACGTCTCCGCGCTTCAAGCGGGAAGCGTCGATATCTACGCGCTGATGCGCAAGGCGTTCTGGAAGATCAAGCAGCACCGTCTCCCGGGCACCCGCATGGCCATCTACTGCAACTCGGACGTCATGGAGGCGCTGGACGCCGACTCGACGCCGACGACCGGTACCTCGGCGTCGTTCGTTCGGCTGAAGCCGACCGAGGTCGACGGGTTCGAGGTGATGAGCTATCGGGGCATCCCGGTGCGGCAGTGTGATGCGATCCTGAACACCGAAGCCGTCGTCAGCTGATCGGCGTAACCATAGGAGGAAACGAAATGTTGCTCTCGAAACAGCAGACCTTCTCGGATGCGCAGAACCTGACGTCTTCGGGTGTGTCGACGAACGTCATCGACCTGGGCGCGCCCGGCACCGTCAAAGGTGCTCCGGCCGCACTGGTACGGGATATCGGCAAGGGCAAGCCCGTCGAAATCATCGTCCAGCTGGACGAGGACGCTGGCGGCACGAGCCCGACGCTGGACGTCGATGTGCAGGTCGACACCGTGGAGAACTTCGCGTCTCCGACGGTCGTCGCCTCCGCACAGCAGAAGGCGGGTGGCAGCGCAGGCGATCGAATCCAGATCAACTGCCAGCTCCCGGAAGGCACCAACCAGAGGTATCTGCGTCTCAACTACACGCTCGGCGGCACGAGCCCGGACTACACGATCACCGCGGCGGTTGTCGCGGCGGATCAGACCAACGTCGTCCCGGGCGCCTGATCGGCGTGTACCAACGGAACGGGGCCGCTTCGGCGGCCTCGTTTTTCACTGAGGATTCATCATGGCAAAAGCGAAGAACGGCACGGCGACCTTCGAGGCGAGTGCCAAGGGCTACTACGGCAACCAGATCATCGAACCGGACGAGAGGTTCACGGCACCCGCGGATTTCAAGTGCAGCTGGGCCAGGAAGGTCGCTGCATCCGCAGATGGCGCGGACGAGTCCGGGACCGAGGAGGGCGCCGGCGGCGCGGACAAGGTATCCCAGGAGAAGCCCGAGGGAAAGTCCGGCCGAAAAACGGGTTCGACCACGGGCAAGACGGCCGGCGGGTAATCGTCTCCGTTCCGCATAGCGGGACCCGGACCCTGCTCGAACTCACCGGGTTCGATGCGCGACAGCAGGGGATGATCGGCTCTGGGACGTGGTGGCACTTTGATTACGATGAGGCGCTGCTCCGGAAGTACCGGCCGCACGCGCATATCCCGATTCGCCACCCGCTCGACGTCGCAGAGTCCTGGGCGCAGCGCGACAAAACCGGCGACGTCGTCGCGAAGATGTTGCGTTGCTACGCTTGCATGTTCACGTACCTGGAAGACAACGACGCGACGTTCCACCGAATGGAGGACCTGCCGCGGATCAAGGGGACGATCGGCGAGCATGTCCAGGCGCGGAACATGACGTCTCGGGTTCGCCGATTCCAGGAGGCCGTCACCGAGATCGTGATTGTGCCCTATCGCAGTTTCTTCGCGCAGTTTTACGAGGATTTGACCAGTGACGCTGGACACTTACGACGGACTTAAAGCGGCCATCGCCGACTATCTCGATGACGATGAACTCGACGACCAGATCGACGACTTCATCGATATCGCGGAAGCCCGCCACAAGCGCGAGGTCCGCATCCGCGCGATGATTTCGCGTGCCAATCTTTCGATCAGCGACGGAGATCGGTATGTCAGTCTACCGGCCGACTACCTCGACATTCGATACCTGCGCATCCTGAACCCGGTATCGGGAGCGCTGAATCGCTATCTTCCGCCGCTCACGCAGTTGACCGAAGACGAGATGGCGGGAAAAAGCACGAACTGTGAGCGCGCCGCCAAGTACTTCTCGATCCACGAGCAGATCGAATTCGACTCAGAGGCCGACCGGGACTACACGGGCGAGCTTTTCTACTACGTCGAACTCGATGCCCTGGACGACAGTACTGCATCCAACGCGCTGTTGGCGCTGGCGCCGGACGTCTATCTGTACGCGGCGCTCTCCGCGAGCGCACCGTTCCTGATCAACGACGAGCGTGTGCCGGTCTGGGAGAGCCTTTACAAGGATGCGCGCGATACGCTGAACAGATTCCAGGTGAAGAGCCGATATGCCGGGCCGGCGGTGGCCCGTGCCAAGGGTGTCTGATGGCCGCCATTGCCCTCAAGGAGTGGATCCCGGATGCGGCGGTGCTGGGCAATCCGGGCGCCCCTGTCATCACCAACGCAATACCGGCACTGAACAGTTACCAGCCCATGCCGCGCCTGGTCGCGAACACCGACGCGCTAGGGGCACGGCCGCGGGGGGCGATCGAGGCCGTAGACAAGGACGGCAACGTATTTCAGTACGCTGGCGATGTCGATACGCTTTACCAGCTGTCCGGGACGAGCTGGGGCGACGTCTCGATAGCCGGTGGCTATAGCACCGGGACCGAGGAAGTCTGGGAGTTCACGCGGTGGAAGGAAAAGATCCTCGCCACCAACTTTTCAGACTCGCCGCAGCAGATCACCTTCGGCGGGACGAATTTCTCGGACCTGACAACGGCTCTGCGGGGGCGCCATATTGCCGTCGTTCGGGATTTCGTGGTCTTCGGCAATACCTTTGACGCGAGTGATGGCATTGTCCGGGACCGGGTACGTTGGTCGGCGTTCAACGACGAGACCGACTACACCGTCGACCCGTCGACCGGTGCCGATTTCAGGAATCTCAAGTCCGGCGGCGGGATCCAGCGCGTCATCGGCGGCGAGTACGGGGTGATAGTCTCGGAGCGAAGCACGTTCCGGATGACGTTCACCGGCGCACCGACCTGGTTCCAGATCGACGAGACGGTCCCCGGCATAGGGGCATTTGCCCCGGGCGCGGTAACGACTCTCGGGGACCGCGTGTACATGCTGAGCGAGCACGGGTTTATCGAGATTGCCGGCGGCGCCAGTCACCGCTTTATCGGAGCCGGCAAGGTCGACAAGTTCGTACGTGCAGACATCGACCAGAACAATCTGCACCGGATGTCCGCAGTCGCGGATCCTCGGTCGGGGCGCGTGTTCTGGGCTTACCCGGGTGCTGGCAACACCGACGGTCGTCCGAACAAGATCGTTCTGTATGACGTCACTCTCAACAAGTGGGGGTACATCGAACAAGATGTCGAGCTAATCTGGCGGTCAGGTGGCGTCGGCACGACGCTCGAGCAGCTCGACAGCGTGTCCTCGAGCATCGACACCCTGGGCGTGTCGCTGGACTCTTCCCAGTGGAAAGGCGGCGCGCCGCAGCTGTCGGGCTTCGATTCGAGCTTTCAGAACGGCAATTTCTCGGGCGCAGCGATGGATGCCACGGTAGAGACGCGGGAGGTGGAGTTCTTCTCGGGCCACCAGAGCTTTGTGAACGGCTTCATCCCGCTCGTCGACGGCGGGACGGTCACAGGACAGATTGGAGCCCGGAAGCGGTTGAACGATGAGGCGACGTTCGGTTCCGCTCTGTCGCTTCGGCCGAGCGGCCGATTCACCGGAAGGAAAAAGGCGCGCTACCACCGTTTCCGCCTGAACATCAGCGGAACCTGGACTGACGTCATGGGCATTCAGGTCGACCGGGAGGACGTTCGCCGGGCAGGACGACGTGGCTGATCCGACAACGCGGCCAATTGTCCCCCTGACGCTGGCGGACGACGTCGTGCATCGGCGCTTGCTGGCGACGCGTGTGAATGCGGCCCTTACGAAGGACGGCACTGACTCGATGACTGCGCCGCTTCGGCTGGCGACCTAC